ACAAGCGTTTCTTTCGCGTCGATGAGGTCGCTAAAATCACGGGATTTGCAAAGAGCACAATCCGCAAGTGGGCGCGCCTCGAGCTGATCGAACACAAACATTTCGGAGGGGTTATAGCTATTCCGAATTGGCAAGTTGTCAAAATGTGCGAAGAAGGCATCCCGAAACGGAGCGAGAAGTAACAACTAGAGACACGCAGAGCCGCTATTTTAGCGAGGTTTGTTGATTTCTGCTTGAAATCCGCAGCTAATAAGCATCGCAGAGCGCAACTTACAATTAAAACTTTCGTGCAGACCGGAGCGACCAAAACCGGAAGCCAGAAGGCGCCAATGGACAAAGTCTCTAAAGGGGACGGGCACGAAATATTGAATCCTTTCGGCGTAAGCATCCTTGTCTCTAAGATCACGCTGCGCAGACTCGACATGCGCGGCTATTTGCAGCGTGATCGCGCGACAGGCTTAAAGCAAATCAAGCCTTCTGCGGTCGGCGCCTTCCTTCATCTCGAACGGACAACCTATCATCGCGAACTCTATTCAGTCCTCGGTCCGGATTTCTCCGGCCCGACGGTTGTGCTTTGTTCTTGCCGCGAATGCGCGGGCGCCGCGGCAGAACTGGACAAAACACCGCCGCCAGGCCGAGCAAAACAAGAGTCGGCCGAACAGGCTGATAAGCTAATCCGGGAAATCAAAGCCAAGAGGCGCTGCGCGTGAGTTGTCACGACATCGAGCGGGTGCGGCTGTCCGAGATTCGATTCCCGAGCGACCTGGTGCACAACGGGCGCAGCTATCTGCGTGGCGTTAGATCCGACTCCCTTTCTCTGATGTGCGCAACCCGGCGCGTCAGAGGCATCAGGATCAACGCCGAGAAGGGGGCAGCAATCAAACCGCAGACCCTCAGAATTCATCGCGTGGAGGCCCCCAGGGGTGTCTTGGGTCCTTCCCGGCCGCCGGCGCGGGAGGGTGCATTTGTGGCGATTTCTAGCCAGCCAGCCAGTTTTGAACCCGGTTTACCGGTTAATTTGCGGTAGGAACCGATGGAAATTTCCAAGAAGGACTTCGCCGATGCAATGGGAGTTTCCAAGGCGATGGTCACGAAGTACGTGCGGAAGGGGTTGCCGGTCACGCCGCACGGTGCTATCGACCTGGCTTCTGGCCGCGAGTGGGTTGAAAAAAACATTGACCGACTTCCGCCGGCGGCACACGGATCTCGCAAAAAAGACAAGACCGACCGGTCCGGAGAAGACCTAACGATGGCAAGGACGCGAAAAGAGTCGGCTCTGGCGTCCCTTCATGAGCTTGAGTTGAGACTACGCGAGAATGAACTTGCCGAGGTATCCGACATCGCCGCGGTCTGGGAGTCGCTCGTCTCAGCAGCTCAGAACCGGATGCTCGGTTTGGCCAGCAAACTGGCGCGCATGCTAACAACCGGGGATGTTCAGGAGCGGCAGGAGATCATTGAGCGCGAGATCCGGTCGGCTTTGAGTTCTCTTACCGAGTACCAGCCAAATGCAGCATGGATCCAAAGTTAATAGAGCTTGCAAGAAAGGTATGCCGAATATGGGCTCCGCCTCCAGACCTGTCGGTTTCGGAATGGGCGGATCGCTTTCGCTATCTAAGCTCGGAGTCTGCCGCGGAGCACGGAAAGTGGACGACGCTACCTTTCCAGAAGGAGCCGCTCGATTCCGTGTCGAATCCCCGTATCTATCGCACGGTTATTCGCGCGGCCACGCAGATGCTGAAGACGGTCACGATCGAAAACGGCATCGGCTACTTCGCACATCAGGATCCGGGGCCAATTCTCGTGCTTCAGCCGCGCGACGCGGACGCCAAAGCGTTCAGCAAGGAGCGCATTGCTCCGATGATTCGCGACACGCCGGCTCTCAGGTCCATCTTCAGCGAGTCGAAGGCGCGGATCTCGAACAACACGATCGAAGAGAAGCTGTTTCCGGGAGGCATGCTGGCCATCACCTCAGCCGGATCCCCGGGCAACCTGGCCAGGAGGGCGATTCGCTTCCTGTTCTGCGACGAGGTGGACAAATATCCTCCGACAGCCGGCGCAGAGGGCAATCCGATCAGTCTGGCGCGCAAACGACTGGCAACCTTCAGGCATCGCAAGAAAGAGATTCTTACTTGTTCTCCAACCGTGCCGGGTTCCGAGATCGATCGCGCTTACGAGCTGTCAGATCGGCGAGAATTCTTTGTCCCGTGCCCGCAATGCGGCCAATTTCAGTCGATGATGCTGAAATTTCTCACTCAGGTTCGATGGGAGGACGCGTTACCTACCCGCGAAGAGCAGGCGCGGTCTGCGAGGTATCACTGTGAGGCCTGCGATGAGGCTTGGGACGACGCTGCGCGATGGAAAGCGGTAGAGCAAGGTCATTGGCAGGCCTCGGCGCCATTCAACGGCGTAGCGGGCTTCTGGATCAGCGAGCTTTATTCGCCATGGAAGCAACTCTCGGAAATAGTCTTGGATTTCTTGACCAAAAAAGACAGCGCCGAGGATATCAAGACCTTTATCAACACGAGCCTTGCCGAAAATTGGATAGAAAAGGGAGAGGCTCCAGAGTGGGAGATCCTATTAGCCAGGCGGGAGGGCTACGACGTCGGGACGATTCCAGCCGGCGGCCTATTCCTCACGGCGGGCGTCGATGTCCAGCGCGATCGCCTGGAGGTCGAGGTTGTAGCTTGGGGCCGCAACCGGGAATCCTGGTCGGTGGATTATCAGATTTTCGAGGGGAAGACATCAGAATCTGCGGTCTGGGCGAAGTTGGAAGTATTCAGGTCCACGACCTATCCGACTTCCAGCGGAGCGGAGATTCCAATCTCCCGCATGTTCGTCGACTCAGGAGACGGCACAACGACAAACGACGTTTACAACTGGGTCCGGATGCAACCCGCGACGCAGGTGTTTGCGATCAAGGGGACGGACAAGGGCTACCTGCAGGTAAGCCAGCCCTCCCCGGTCGATGTCACGGTAAGCGGACACAAGATAAAGGGCGGACTGAAAATTCGAACCATCAACGTGGCCGTGTTCAAGGCGGAACTCTATGCAGACCTTAAAAAGCGACCGCCTACTGAAGAGGAACGTGCACAGGGCTGGACGTATCCTCCGGGATACTGCCACTTTCCTACCGGGCAAAACTACGGTGACGAGCACTTCAAGCAGCTTTGTGCTGAGCAACTCGTCAACCACATCAACCGTCGAACTCATCGTGCCAAGACAGAATGGCAGCAGACCAGGGCAAGGAATGAAGTCCTTGATTGCAGAATATATGCGAGGGCGGCAGCCTGGGATAGGGGTTTAGATCGCATGCAAGGTAAACATTGGGCATTCTTCGAGGAGCAGCTCGGCGTTTCGCCCGTCAGGCAGCAAACCGCGCCTGTCGCGCCGCCGCAAGAAAAGAACGTGCCGGGATTGGATCTGAACCGAATTCGCAACCAATCGTTTCTCGGCGACAGAACTCGCGGATGGTTGGATCGATGAAAACCTTTGAATTCACTTTTGCTGATGGTTCGCGGATGACGGGAGATGGAAACGATCTGGCCGAAGGCCTTCACGACGCCTACCGCAGAAACGGATTTCTGCCTTTTGTACCGATTATCGAGAAAACGATTCTTGCCGATTCGAACGGAATGCCTTTGCCTCCCGCGCCGACCGCCGATGTTCTCGTGACTGCCGGCGTGGATGTGCAGAAAGATGGCCTAGAGTATGAGATTACAACCAGAAAATTTAAAAAAGTCAAACACAGCAATGGCTAAACCGCAGAGAATCCGCCGCGGGGTTGGTACCACATTACCATTGACGCAGTTTATTTTTGCAATGGATTGTGAAGATTTCAGAACGCTCCTGGAAATCTGCAGTTGTGCCAAATCCTATTTAGATAAATTGCGCGAAGAAGGAGCTCCGGAAACAGGAATGATTCCGCGCATCCGCGAATTGATTCAGAGTATCAGAAGTCAAAAAAGAGTAACTGGGAAATAAATGGCCTGGACAACTACGGATTTGACGGCGATTGAGACCGCAATCGCGACGGGAGAATTGCGCGTCCGCTTCAGCGACGGACGCGAGGTGCAATATCGGGGGATGGATGAACTCATGAAGGCCCGCGCCCTGATCAAGAATGCCATTGCGAATCCCACCGGCGGCGGCATTAGTTCAACATTTGCGAGCTTTACAAAGGATTGAATGAACTGGCTCGATAAAACCATTAACCTCCTGGCACCGCAATTGGCACTGAGACGCGCCAAGGCTCGCGCGCTTGCTGGGATACTGCTGAACTATGAGGGCGTGCGACCGACCCGGAGGCAGGGTGGATGGTTCACCAGCAACGCATCCGGCAATGCGGAAATCGGCGTCGCTAGCTCGAAATTGAGAGCCAATGCGCGCGATCTGTGCAGGAATAACGCCTATGGGCGCAAGGCGAAACGAGAGTGGGCGAAACGCGTCGTAGGAACGGGCATTTCGCCGAGGCCGAAGACCGGGAACGTTAAGGTCAACGGAACGATCCTGCAATATTGGAATCAATTCGCGCGCCAGTGTTGCTCGGATCGGAGGGTTAATATCTATGCGGCCCAAAAGCTGATTGTATCGAGTTGCTACGAATCCGGCGAGGTCCTCGTGCGTCTCTGGGACCGCCTACCCAATGATGGGCTGGCTGTTCCGCTCCAATTGCAGGTTTTGGAGGCCGACTACATCGACGATTCCAAAACCATGCAGTTGGATACCGGGTGGATCATTCAAGGAATCCAGTTCGACCCGATAGGCCGGGTGACCGGTTATTGGCTTTTCGGCAACCATCCCGGAGAAGTAACTCAAACTTCGTTCCGCGGCATGTATACGAGCAAATTTATACCGGTCGACTATATCCTCCACCATGCCGAAGTCGACCGGCCAGGCGACGTGCGCGCCGTCACGCGGTTTGCGTCCGTCATGGCAAAACTTCGGGACATTGATGAATATGCCGACGCCACCATCATGAGGAAAAAGATCGAGGCTTGCCTGGCAGCGTTTGTGATGCAAGCCGAGGGATCCGAGGGTCCGACTCTCGCTGGCATTGCCGTGGATTCCGACGGGAAAAAGATCGAAGAGTTCCGTCCCGGAATGGTGGCCTATGGGGCTCCCGGAACGGATGTGAAGTTCCTTGATCCCGCCGCCTCCGGGGATTACTCAGAATATAAAAAAACAGAATTGCGCGAGGTCGCCGCAGGCCTCGAAATCCCATATGTGGTTCTGGACGACAACCTCGAAGCCGTCAATTACTCCAGTTACCGCGGCGGCCTTCTCGCTTTCAGGGATGCGATCGAGGAATATCGCTGGAACTGGCTCATTCCCCAGGTGCTCGACCCGATTTACAGAAGATTCGTCGACAAATTATTAGTAATGAACGTTATTCCCGAAGCGAATTACGATGTCGATTGGGATCCGCCACCCTTCGATCTGCTCGACCGCGCCGCAGAGGCAGAGGCCGATCGCGCCGAGCTCCAGATCGGCAAGAAGACCTGGCCGCAACTCATCGGCGAGCAAGGCAATGATGCAGAAGAGCAGGCTCTCGAAATCGAGAAATGGAAACCGCGCCTTGATGCCGCGGGCGTGACGTTCGCGAAGGCGACGACGGAATCGACCGCTCCACCGCCAGAGCCGGGAACCCAGATCAAACCGAAATCGAACGGCAAGGCCAGTGAACCGCTGCCGGTGAACTGAGGAGGCGATTATGACGATGCCGATGCCGAACAAAGGCGAATCGGAGAAGGATTTCGTCGACCGCTGCATGGGAGATAAGGTCATGAACGACGATTATCCGGATGAAAAACAGCGTTCCGCGATCTGTTACAAGCAATTCGGGGACAAGGGTAAGACGGCCCGGCATGCGATCGATGTAGAACGGCTCCACAATCGGGAGTTTCTCGCCGGTCAGAATGTCAGTTCGATCAACTCTGAGAAG